TTAGTCAAACGAAAGGAGTATTTATGAAAAAAATCCCAATGTGGATTGAGTGGTTGGCAGTAATAGTAGCAGGTGTATTGTTTGGATTAGCCGTTGGGCTAATGTTGTTGGGTTATAACTTGGCATTTTTACTTTATTAATCACGAAAGGATTAAATCATGGCACACGAATTAACTATTACAAATGGTAAGGCTGAAATGGCTTTTGTTGGCGAAACACCTTGGCATGGTCTTGGTCAGCAATTAAAAGAGGACTCTACCATTGAAGATTGGCAGTTTCAGGCAGGGATGGATTGGACTATTAATTCTGCTCCTGTTAATTATGTTGCAGGTGGCAACAATCAAACCTTCGTAGGGCAGAATGTTCTATATCGTTCAGACAATTCAATGCCTTTGGCAGTTGTTTCGAATAGATATAAAGCCGTTCAGCCTAAGGAAGTATTAGAGTTTTTCCGTGATCTTGTTGCTGAGAATGGTTTTAAGATTCATACGGCAGGGACTTTGCGTGGCGGTAAGCGTATGTGGGCTTTGGCTGAGACAGGTAAGTTTGGCGAAGTCTGCAAAGACGATGGAGTAGGAGGCTTTCTATTGCTTTCTACATCCTGCGACCGCACATTGGCTACAACTGCTCGTTTTACGACTGTTCGAGTAGTGTGCAACAACACTTTAACTGCCGCTGTAAATTACGATGTTGCTCACAAAGTATCGTTTAGCCACATTCAGCACTTTAACCATGAAGTCGTTAAAGAAAAGTTGTGCAGTGCAGTAGAGTCCTTTGGTTCGTTTATGGAGATGGCTAAAGTATTACAAAAGCAGAAAATGAACATTCCATTGGCGAAGCAGTTTGTTGCCAAACTTGTAGCACCTATATCGCAGGTTAAGGAAGGCGATATTGAAAACAATCGTGCCTACAAGAAAATTATGGCTTTGTTTGACCAAGAAGCAAAAGGTATCGAATTAGTGGGTCATACAAAGTGGGGTATGTTAAATGCCGTTACTGAGTATGTAGACCATTACAATCCAAGCCGTAATCAGGATGCTCGTTTAGATTCTGCTTGGTTTGGCACAGGCGACAGAATGAAGGCTCGAGCAGTCGAATTATTAGTTGCTTGACAAGTAATACATTAGTAGTATTATTACCCCCATATATTACATGGGGGTTTTTTTATGTCTGAAGAAAAGAGAAGTTCTAATGCAGTAGCAAAAATTAGGGTTTTGTTTCAATCTAGCCCAAGCCCTTTAACGCTAAAAGATATTAAAGACAAGATTCCTGATTTAAAGTCTAGTGAAATCTCAATGGCACTTTGTTACTTTTTAAGACAACGCTATGTAACAAGAGCCAAAATAGAAAACAAATCACCTAAAGAACGCAAGCAGATTTGGGAATACACATACTCAAATACTAAACTTGCTGAGGTCAATAATGGAAATTAAAGAGATAGCATTAGATGTATTAGTACCCTATGCTAATAACTCTAGAACGCATAACGAGGCTCAAGTAGCCCAAATTGCAGGCAGTATTAAAGAGTTTGGTTTTAGAGATCCAATCCTTGTTGACGAATCAAATATGATTCTGTGCGGTCATGGAAGGGTTATGGCGGCACGAAAACTAGGAATGACTACTGTTCCTGCAATCTCAACAACAGGTATGACAGAGATTGAGAAAAAGGCTTTCATTATTGCTCATAACAAAATTGCTATGAATGCAGGGTGGGATGACGAATTGCTTAAACTTGAATTAGGCAAACTTGAAGAAGAAGGCTTTGATTTTGAACTAACAGGCTTTAGTTCAGAAGAATTTGATGCCTTATGTAATACAAATGAGGTAGAAGGCGAAGGCGAAAAGAAAGAAAGCATTTTAGATAAGTTGGATGTTTCTATCGATGAGCCTCGAACACAGGTAACAAAGAACGATAAGTGGGTTCTTGGCGATAAGCATATTCTTATTTGTGCCGAGGTAGTAAAAGAATGGGACAAATGGGTTCAAGAACTTGAAGGCGAAAAGACTTTATTCCTTCCATTTGCAGGTATTTATGCCGCACTTGCTAAAAAGGCAGAAGAATATCGCCTAGTAATAGTTCAGCCTGATACTTATATTGCAGGGTTAATTATTGATAGATACCAAGATGTGCATGGCTTTAGTTCTGTGAGGAAAGCATGATTAAGACAGGAGGAGTATGGGATTACAAAGAAAAGAATGTTTATTTCTTAGCGACATCTCCTTCCTCTTTTAAAAAACAAGAAGTTCTTAAATTCTACGATTACATTCTTTGTGCAGTAAACGAGATTAAAAATGCAGAAGATGAAGAATTTATTGTAGATGCAGTAAATCAAGGCAAAAAAGTATTCATTGACTCAGGAGTGTTTTGGTTAACAAACCAACACGCTAGAAATAACAATATGACAATGGATCAAGTCTTGGCTATGGCTCCAAATGAGTTAGACGGCTTTGACAATCTATTTGATAAATACACTCGTATCATTACAGAAATTGGCGAAAAGGCTTGGGGTTATATTGAGATTGACCAAGGTGGGCGAGAGAACAAAATAAAGACTAGAGAAAGATTGCATAAATTAGGGTTTAACCCTATACCTGTATACCACCCATTAGTTGATGGATGGGATTACTTTGATTATTTAGCAGAACGCTATGACAGAATATGTCTAGGCAATATTGTTCAGGCTCAAAACGAAACTCGCAAACGACTATTGGCTACTATTTGGGAAAGAAGAAGAAAGTATCCTGATTTATGGATTCATTGTTTAGGGTTAACCCCTAACGAGCATTGCATTGCATTTCCTTTAAGTTCTTGCGACTCTAGTTCTTGGCTTTCTACTGTTAGATGGATGCAAATGCCTAACAGAGCCTCTTTAAAGGCTTGGGATAGCGTTGATGAGAAAGTCTTTAGATACGACCTCGATGATCCTGAAAAGGGCTACAAAAAGACTGTGCAAGTGTCTGCCTCAATATGCAAAGGCGACTTAATTAATTGGCGACAAGCACTTAATGAAGTCGAAACTGTATTAGAAACTAGCCACAAAATGGAGGTTTAAATGATTCGTCAAATATTTGTTACATATACTGCCGTAGGCTTTCATTATTGGGAAGGTGCAGAAGGCAGAAGGTCTTACTTACGCAATAAACATAGACATTTATTCCATGTAAAGATTAAATGTCCTGTAGAGCATAATGATCGAGATATTGAATTCCATGACCTGCTTGATTTTGCTAAGTCGCACTTTAATGGTGGCGATATGGGTCCAATGTCATGCGAATCGATTGCAGAAGAACTAGCCTATAAACTAGTAAATCACTACAACAGACCTTTTTCGGTAGAAATTAGCGAAGATGGCGAGTGCGGTGCTCACATTGTTCTAACAGAAGAGGTCAAATGAAAAAGTCTGATGAAATAAAAGAAAGAATTAAATCTAGCGGTGGAACATACTTTGCTAACGATAATATTTCTCAATATGTAAACAAAAGTGATATTGACGACTTGCAAGGCGAAGTAGAAGAAAAAATGCAAGAAGTATTAGAGGCTTTAGTAATTGATACGCAAAACGACCATAATACTAAAGAGACTGCTAAACGAGTATCTAAAATGTTTATGCAAGAAGTATTTAAAGGTCGTTATGACCCAATGCCATCAGTAACGGAGTTTCCAAATGCCAAAAACCTTGATGAAATTTATACTCTTGGTCCAATCACTATTCGCTCTGCTTGCTCACATCACATGGTGCCTATTACAGGTCGTGCTTGGATTGGTGTTCTTCCTAACAATAGGCTTATTGGTATTAGCAAGTTTGTGCGTCTTACAAATTGGGTTATGGGTAGACCTCAAATTCAAGAAGAATCGACCATTCAATTAGCCGACCTCATTGAAAAGTTAATTGAACCCAAAGGATTGGCAGTAGTTGTTGAGGCAACTCACAACTGTATGACATGGCGAGGTGTTAAGGAGCACGACACCGTTATGAAGACTTCTGTAGTTAGAGGATTCTTTAAAGAAAATAGTGATGCTCGGTCTGAATTTTTTAGGTTAATCAAATGACATATATATCTACAAAGACTTATGGACACGAAGTTGGTTTATCTGTTGCGTTTCGTCAATGGAGAGCAGATAGCCATTGCAAATACTTACATGGATATTCTTTAGCATTTACTTTTAGATTTATGACAGAAAAACTAGATCATCGTAATTGGGTAGTAGACTTTGGTGGCTTAAGCGACCTTAAAGGCACCCTTCAAGGGTACTTTGATCACAAAACTGTAGTTGCAGAAGACGATCCACATATGAAATGGTTTGAAAGAGGTCAAGATTTAGGGGTTTTAGACTTAATAGTTGTAGATAGTGTCGGATGCGAAAAGTTTGCTGAACTAGCCTATAACCTTGCTAATGAATGGCTAGAAGATAACGATTTATCTTCCCGAGTAACCTTGCTAAGTGTTGAAGCAAAAGAACACGGTGCTAATACTGCTATATATTCAAATGAATTTTAGAATTATTACATGGCAAGAATTTGATGATGCACTTGATAACTTTCCTAAGCCTGTTTGCAATAATTTTTATGCTATCCCTAGGGGTGGCTTGGTGCTTGGGGTCGCTCTTAGCCATCGATTTAATAAACCTTTGGTATCTCGCCCTGATAATATGTCTATTATCGTTGATGATATTGCTGATTCAGGGAAAACCCTAAGAGAAATACGATTACGATACCCTTATCCATCATATGTATTATGCCAACGCTATACTTGTAAAGAACGAGCAATCACTTCTGCAATACAAATTGATAACGATGATTGGATTGTGTTTCCATGGGAAAACCTAGAACAAGCAGAGAAAGATTATGAATCCTATAAAACTACCCATAAATGAAGTCTTTGAAACAGTCCAAGGCGAGGCTACATTTACAGGGACTCCTAGTGTATTTATTCGTCTTCAAGGATGCCCTGTAGGTTGTTCTTGGTGCGATACCAAGCATACTTGGGAAATGACGGGTAAGGTTATCCCTATCAAATCAATGATCGATAAGACTGACGATACAGATTGTTATAGTTTGTTGTCAATTACCGACATTTTGGAAATGTTAAAAGAATATAGGGCTAACCACATCGTTATTACTGGCGGTGAACCTGCAATGTATGATTTAACAGACCTTACAACTGCCCTTATTGCTAATGGATATTCAGTTCAATTAGAAACAAGCGGAACATTTGAAATTAAAGTTCATGGTGGCACTTGGATTACTGTCAGCCCTAAAGTCGATATGGCAGGAGGATACAAAGTATTAAAGTCTTGTTTATTCCTTGCAGACGAAATCAAATACCCTGTAGGCAAACTAAGAGATATTGATACCTTGAAAGGTATATTGGAAGGAGTGCCTTGTGACAGTATTTGGTTACAACCATTGAGCAAAAGTGAAAAAGCAACCAAATTGTGCGTGGAACAGGCTACAATTAATAACTGGAAAATAAGTATTCAAACACACAAATTTATTGGAGTTAGGTAATGCCTATTCGTCATACTGATAAAGGATGGTATTGGGGAAGTAAAGGTCCTTTTCCAAGTAAAGACAAAGCATTACAAGTCGCAAGAGCCGCTTTTGCAGGCGGATATAAGGAGGAAGCACAAATGGATGAAAATTGTTGTGGTGAATTTGTAGGAACATTGCTACATTCAGCGACTATTACACATTTTATGCACCTGCAAGCGACAGGCGAAGGTTCTTTTGCTAAACATTCTGCATTAGGCACATATTATGACGAAATAGTAGACCTTACTGATTCTTTAGCCGAGGCTATTCAGGGATGCTACGGAATGATTATTAGTAATTACCCTAATATGTTTGCTAATGTATCAGGCGATGCACTAGATTATTTAATCATGCTAAAAGATTATGTTGCAAAAAAACGACAAGAGATGCCTCAAGAAAGTAACATTCAAAACGAAATTGATACTATTGCAACGCTTATTGATAGCACAATCTACAAACTCACCTTCCTAAGATGACTACTTGGAATCTAAGAGTATTAGAGGTTCCTGATGGAGCCAATAGTTACTACGAACTAAGGGAAGTCTTTTATAACGATAAAGGTGAGCCTTTTGGACATAGTAGAGCCACAATGCGATGCGAAAGCGTAGAGGCATTACGCACTTATATATCATGGGCAACAGAAGCACTTAACAAGCCCACATTTCAAACTGTCGACTTAGTAGCCAACCATGCCGACTATCCCGACTTCCACTAAATGTGCACAGTTAGGGTGCAAGGAATATAGAAGCAAACTCAATACTTATTGCATAGAGCATGGAGGATTAGATTCTTCTAACAACTATGACAAAAGGCAAAAAGATAAAGAGTATGCCTCGCCCTTTTGGAAGCAAACAAGAAAGACAATGCTATCTAAGCACCCACTCTGTCAGTCTTGCTTAACAGTAGGCAGAGTAACAGAAGCAAAGCACATCGACCATTTATTTGCATGGAAGTTAATAGGAAGAGAAGCATTCCATAACAACATATTCCAATCCTTATGTGTTCATTGTCATAGTTATAAGACATCACTAGAAGTTAAAGGCATCTTTAGATTTTTTTCTAACCCTGTCCAAGATTACAGATTAAACGACTACAAAACCATTGTGTACGGAACGCTAGAGAAACTTAAATATTCTGACGAATGATAAAGAG